CGTTGTGACAACCGTCACCCGCTCCGGCGGGTATTTTTTTACCCTTTTCAGCCCCTTTTCACCCGTTCCCGGCTGAATTGGTTTACTTGCCTATTTCCTCGCGCGCGTATGCGCGTACGCACGCGCGTAAAATGACGCCTGCGCTCCACTATAGTCCATATCCATACCATAACACGCCATAACAGGGGACAAAAAGGAGAGTCACCCGGCCCAATCCGTTCTAGGACAAATTCCTAAATTCTTCAACGAAACAAAGTGAACGGGGCCGGAAGTCCTGGGGAGCGCCAGCGAGGACCGGCGCGAAGGCTCGCAGCGGCTGCAATCCGGCCAAAATGGTGCTTGGCCTTGGCATTATAGGCAATAATCACAAGGCGAGGACGGCGCGAGCGCGGCCGGCCTTGCAGGATGGCCCCCCACTTTCCAAATCTAGAGGCCGTTTTTGCCGGGATTAATCGGCCTACTCTTCCCCTTTTACCAATGTTCACCTTCTCCCCCCACAAACGTTCGCTCTTTCTCCCTCCCACCAATGTCCCCCCCTTGGGAACAAAAAAGGGAGTCCCCGCAGGAACTCCCCCGGTCGCAGGCCTCTTGAGCTGTTGCAACCTGATCACTATGGAATATACCTCTGTTGTTGCTGTTTGTCAACGCCCCCCCTGGTTTCGGAATCCAATTGAAAAATCGAAAACGTAAAAAGGGGAAAGTCAAAAAAATAAAAAAATCGCGGTCGCTTACGCGACATAGGTAAAGGGCTGACAGAGGGTATGCGGATGGTTGATGAGGCTGGGTAGAGGCATATGTGAAGGGCGTCTGGGGGGACTGTCAAAAATGTGCTTCAGAGCTGTGTTATGGTGAAAGTGAAGGGACAAACCGGCGAGACGGAAGGGGGTTAAGAGAAGCAATGACGGTTTCGGAGCTTATTCGGGAGCTGGAAGCGGTTTACGACAAGGAGCTGCCGGTCGCATATGGAAACGGCATAGAGCCGGTGTTTGGAATACACGTTCTCATGCGAGAGGACGGAGAGATTGTTCTTATCGAGTAAGGGCAACAGGAGGTGTTTGTAGAACATATGGAAGAAAGCAGTACCTATCAGAAGTTAAAGGCTGCATACGGGGACTGGATGGGCCGAACGGAGGTGCAGGAGGCTACGGGTCTTGTGCGTGTTTCGCGCAATCACTGGCTTGTCGCGGGGCTTCCCTACGAGAAGCGGGGAGCGGTTCAGAAGCGGCATGTATGGAGGACAAAGGACATTGCAAAGCGGATGGACGAGCGAGGGCAGATAAAGGCGCGCTGTACAAAAAAGAAGCTCTGCCGGAAATGCCAGTGGCGGAGCAAAGCCCCTACTATCGAGGGAGACTGTTCCTATGCAGGCTATCCGGGCCATTATTCCAAAAGCTTTCACGCCCAAAACGGCGTTCCGCACGCCTTAGACACAGAACACTGTGCGTTCTTTGTCGAGGGGGACAGGGTAAAGCTTCCATCGGAGAATCTTTTCCCGACCGGGAACGGGAGGCCGTTTCGGAGATGAGAAAGACTTTATTGCTTGTGCTTGCCGCCCTGCCGATGCTTCTCTTAGGCGCCGGGTGGAGAGAGCCGGAGCCGGTCGAGATCATTTATCCAAGCGCCCCGGCGATAGAAGCGGAGGAAGCAAGCGTTTATGTCAGCGTTCCGGGAATCAAGGCTGTAGAGTACGACGCGCCGCAGTATGAGCGCTTTCAGGCAACACGCTATCCGGGCGTAAATCTCGACGTTCTGTCATCCAACGCCGCGCAGATCGTCATGTATCTGCTTGATGCTGGCATGGAGCCGGAGGCAATATGCGGCGTGCTCGCCAACATGGAGCGCGAGAGCGGATGCGACAGCGCCGCGACAAACAGCATCGGAGCCGTCGGCCTGTGCCAGTGGCTTGGAATCCGTGCGCGCAACCTTTACCAGCGCGAAGACTGGGACACCATATACGGCCAGCTTGATTTTCTGCTGGAGGAGCTGGCAACGACCGAGAGCGCCGTGGACTTGTCCGGCAGCGCCTACGACTGCGGCTATCGGTTCGCAAGAGACTTCGAGCGCACGGGAGCGCCGAGTACATACGCAGACCGGGGGAGACTGGCGCAGGGAATCTACGAGGAGTTGTTTGAGCCGTGAGAAGCGAAGTATACAACATGGACTGCATGGAGTACATGCGGTCGCTGCCGAACAAGGCGTTCGATCTGGCGGTCGTAGACCCTCCGTATTTTTCGGGGCCGGAAAGGCGCGGCTATTACGGATGCAAGGAAAGCTCGATAGGCGTACACAGGGATTACCCTATTTCCCCCAAATGGGATGTGCCTGGCGTAGATTACTTCGCAGAGCTTGTCCGCGTGTCAAAGCGGTACATTGTGTGGGGGTGCAACTACTTCGACGTTTCCTTCCCTCCGGGACGCATTGTATGGGACAAATGCAATGCCGGCAATTCTTTTTCCGACTGCGAACTGGCCGCGACGAATTGCCACGACAGCGTTCGGCTGTTCCGCTATATGTGGAACGGCATGATCCAAGGGAAAAGCGCCGCAGAGGGCCATATTATGCAGGGTAACAAGCGTTTGAACGAAGCGCGCATCCATCCGACGCAAAAGCCGGTCGCGCTGTACGAATGGATTTTCAGCCGATACGCCAAGCCGGGCTATAAAATACTCGACACGCATCTGGGAAGCGGAAGCAGCCGAATCGCCGCCTACGATGCCGGACTTGATTTTACAGGCTGCGAGATAGACAAATACTATTTCGACAAGCAGGAGGAACGCTTTGCGGCACATACGGCGCAGATAAGCCTGTTTGAATCGGAACAGGAGATAATTTCAGAATTTAAGGAGGACGCGATATGAAAATTTTCAGCTACAAGAAATTCAAAAAAGACGAAAAGCATGACAGAACTTGGGCGCGCAAGAGCGACGGACACATCGTCCGGGACGGGAATATCCTTGGAACGTATTATGTCTGCTGCGGCTTGAATGTTGACCGTTGGTGCATCGACTACACGCTCAAGCCCGGCGATAAGGTGCGCATCGCAAACAAACGGGGCAGGTTTTGGAACCCGGAAGGTCAGATGGACAAGTACATGGGCAAGGTTATGACGGTAGACCGCATTGGTTTGGGTGGCATTTATCTCAAAGAGGCCAAAGGAGATCGAGGCATTCGGAATCTCGAGTGGTCTTTCTGTGAAGAAGATTTTACCGAAGTCCTCACGGCGGTTGACCATGTGGAGCCGGAGGAAGCGGACGTAACCGTCGAGCTGCATTTCTGCGGCCGGGAAACGACGGCTATGCTCGTCAAGGGCGCGGATATCGTCAAAACCGCTGTGGCGCGCTGCCATCCTGCGGACGAATACGACCGGGGCGAGGGCGCGAAAATCGCGGTCAACCGCCTGTTTGCGGAGCCGCCGCAGTATTACAACGGCAAGGTCGTGTGCATCGCAACGGGTTACAGATGGTGGACGGTCGGAAAGGTCTACAACGTTGTGGACGGCGTTATTATTTCTGATAATGGAGACACGTACCCAAAGTTTGGAGTGCCGTACAAAGATGCGGAGGATGTGAAGCACGCCGGGTGCAGGATGGATGAGAATGGCGATGACCGTCACAATAACAAGAATACCTTCGTCCCGCTGATCGAGGGGTGATATGCAGCCGAGGATTATCCTTGACTTGTGCGGAGGAACTGGCTCATGGTCTCGGCCTTGGCGGCTAAACGGATATGACGTTCGCGTCATCACTCTGCCAGAGTACGACGTCCGCACATACGTTCCGCCTGACGATGTGTGGGGAGTGCTAGCCGCCCCCCCATGCACCGAATTCAGCGTTTTGAACTGCAAAGCAGAAAATCGGGAACGTGATTTTGTGTCCGGGATGGAAATTGTCAATGCGTGCCTTTCCATCATCGCAAGGTGCAGTCCGAAATGGTGGGCGCTGGAGAATCCGAGAGGACATCTGCGCAGCTTTTTGGGCACACCGAAGCTGACGTTCCAGCCGTGGGAATATGGAGACCCATGGACGAAAGCGACAGACATCTGGGGTGAGTTTAACGTCCCGCAGAAGCTTTACAGCGCATGGGAGGACGTCCCCGAAAAGTTGCCTCTGTATCAGCGCAAGGGGCGCGGGAAGCCCAATTTCGCATTCCTGCACAAGTCGGCGTGGAAGGGCATCCCGCAGCTTGCATGGCATGGGCAGCCGGGCACGGACGCAGAATTCCGGGCAATGACCCCTCCGGGCTTTGCGTGGGCATTCTATGAGGCGAACAAGGAGGATTGATATGTCAACAGGATGGAGGAATGTAGAAAAATGACAATCAAAGATATTCAGAATGGGCGCTTTGACAGCGGGGCTATTGTTTACAACACGAACAATAACAGATTCGCTATTGTTCTGGACGGGAACAAGGGAGAAGATAAAGACCCATGCTCTATGGTGATAGAACCGTCTATGAGCGGATTTATAATTCATACGCCGCCGAACAGGGCTTTAATGCCCACGGGTAGACACGTTGACTTTAATGAGATTTTACAGAAAAAGGGTGTGTGAAAGGAGATTGAGACATGGCTGACTTAAAACCATGCCCGTTCTGTGCGGGGAAGGCACATTACCGCTACGCGATGCCGTACAACGTTGTGCAGTGCTCAAAGTGTAAGGTGTGCGGCCCGGAGGTAATTGACGCTTACGAGCAGCAGGACGGCAAAGAGGCCGCAATCGAGGCATGGAACAGGAGGAGTGACAATGGCTGACAAGTGGATAAGTGCAAAAGAGACCCTGCCTCCGCAATCAAAGCGCTGGGAGAATTACATCGTGACAGTTGTGCGTTCCCATTGGCCTACATCGACCTACGACGTTTGCGACGCACCTTACGACGAAGTGTTTGTAACTACGGCGCAATACGATGGTGAGCAGAAAATCTGGCACTTGGTTGTTTGGGATGAACATATCAACGCCCTTTTGGATGACGAAAGCGCGCCTGCCAATGGGGACGTTGTTACTCATTGGATGCCGCTTCCTACCCCGCCGGAGGGAGAAGACAATGGCTGAATATATAGAGCGGAGAAAACTAAAGCAAGGTATTGCAGAGGACGCTTTGATATCACTTTCATGCTGGGATTCAGACCTAATGGATTTTCTGATGCTGGAAATTGATGAGTGTCCTGCCGCTGACGTTGCGCCGGTGGTGCATGGCGAATGGGAGGGCTACACTAATTCGCAATGGATCGGATGTGACGAGGACGGCAACGCAAAGTACAGGGACGGTGTACTTTATTACTGCTCAAATTGCCGTAGGCGCTCGATTATAAAGACAAAATTTTGCCCTGCGTGCGGGGCGAGAATGGGAGAAAACACCGATGTATGAAGAAAAAATAATCTGGCACGAGATCACAAAACGGCCACCGACCAAAGAAGAAGATGAAGAATTTGAGCGGATTTGGGGCGAAGCCTGCGCGTATGTATTTGACTGCGAAATGCCGGAAGATGGACAGGAAATCCTTGTCGCTACCAAGTGGGGAGTAGACACGGATATATGCTCGGTCTGCAATGGTATTGACCTAGAGGGTAAAGACATCGAGGATGTGCTTGCTTGGGCAGCCATGCCGAAGTATAAGGGCGGTGAAACCGATGGATAAGCAGCTGAAATGCCCGTTCTGCCAGCAAGACAAAATATTTATTGGTGTGCATGATGACGAAGGAAATTATCATGGGCGAATTGGCTGCGAGTATGAAAAAGAACCGTGGAGCGGCCTTTGCTACGCGCTGCACCACGAAGGATGGGGTGATTGCATTTTGTGTACGGATGGCGAGAATGGCAAAATGGGCGGAGTTCTTTATGACACGCCGGAAGAAGCCGAAGCAGACATTGATATGGAGATATCGCCGGAAGCGGAGTATGCCATTAATACACACGCCAATGCAATTCTTGATCGAATCGACAAGATTTTGATGGGAGAGGACACCGATGAGTAACAAGTGCGAGAATTGTGACGAGAAATGCCAACAGGCAGAACTAGCACGCAATGCAGCGTTGGGCAGAATGTACGCAACGAATGAGTTTATCGACCTTTTGAAAAAAGTAGAGAGTGGCCAGTTCGTTGAGGTGGTGCATTGCCGGGAGTGCAAATATGCGAAAAACGCGAAGTGGAACAAGAAGGGCTATCGCATCTGCCCGGCGTCTCACATGGAGATTACGGATGACGATTTTTGCAGCTACGGCGTGAGGAAGGAGGAAGTGCTCTCATGCGAGTTGGAAACATAAAAATCCATTTAGAAATCCCGGTCAATGGCTCGGATGAAAATGGACAATTTACAGATGGCAACGGCGTCGTATACACCGTTGACGCCATAAAAGAAGCCTGTGAAAAAGCTGTCTGCGTTCCATTTGTGGTTTTTAACGAGGCCGGAAAAGCCGTTCCGCTGGGGGTTATGCACTCCTTCAAATGGAACCAAGCCGGTTTTATCGAGACAGACGGTACGATCAATTTCGGAGGAACGTGCGAGACACCAGTATTTGGAGATGACGGGAAAATCGTCTCGATGGAAATAACCGAAATTGGTTTTGCGCAATGAGCGTGAAGAAGGAGGATGAACATGAAGATAAAGCTTGACAACGGGGCATTTTGCCCCACGAGGGCGCACGAGGATGACGCCGGACTTGACCTGTACGCCATGGAGGATAAAATCGTCAGGGCGTGCGGAAGCGCCACGTTTTATACTGGCGTACACATTCAGCTCCCGCCTGATACCGTTGGCATGATAAAGAGCAAATCCGGCTTGAACGTCAAATACGGCATTACGAGCGAGGGCGTGATTGACGTGGGTTACTCGGGCGGTATCGTTGTCAAACTGTACAATAACAGTGGCACGGATTACGGCGTTAAGCGGGGTGACAAAATCTCGCAGCTTGTGATCTTGCCGATCCTGCGCCCGACGCTGGAAATCGTTGAGGAGCTGGACGAAGCCGCGCGCGGGGACAACGGTTTTGGAAGTACGGGGGTATAAAATGTCCAAGATAACCAATACAGAGGTCTTTGGATTGGAAAGAGCCATCCGAACAGCAAAATATCCAAAGGCGACCGACATAAGCAAACTGAACTCCGAATTTACGCCCGGTATAAAGTCCTGCCTGACTTGTCCGACTGGTCAGGGGCATGACAACGCCCTGAAGGGGATCGTCGTTATGTTCGATCTGACGCTTCCCATTAAAGCGTGGGTAGAGGCTCAGAGGTATCATTTTTTGGAGTTTGTGTCCTCTCAATCCACCATGCACAAGGCATCCAGTTTCGATTTGGACGCGCAGTTTAATCCATACGTTGATCCTGTCATTGCGAATCGAGTGAAGGAGCTGCAAGCCCAATATCTGGCCAGCCGAACGACGGAGAATTATCTGGCTCTTTTGTACAATATCCCCACGGGCTTTGAGTACACGGCCGGTATGGTCACGAACTATCAGCAGCTTAAAACGATCTACCAGCAGCGCCGTTTTCACAGGTTGCCGGACTGGCATATGTTCTGCGATTGGATCGAGCGACTTCCCATGAGCGAACTGATTACGGGAAACACGGGAAAGAAGGAGAAAGAATAATGGGAACGGAACAGAACACTTCGAAGCACATGCAGGTCAGTAGGGAGTACGTCCTCGAAACCGCGAAGATGTGCGTTTGCGGAGACCGGGAGCAGGACTACGGCTCCCCGGAGAACAATTTCCGAACGGTGGCCAACCTCTGGAACAGCTATCTCTCCACGAAAGCGGACGGACAGCGTATCGAGCCATATGACGTTGCCGCCATGCTCGCGCTTCTGAAAATCGCCCGTATCGCCTCCGGGCACGGCAAAGCGGACAACTGGGTCGATCTGGCCGGTTATGCCGCCTGCGGAGGCGAAATCCAGGATATCGACTTTTCCATTTAAGGAGGGATGCTTATGCCTATCACAAAAAGAGACAGAACTGTTCTCGAATCGCTTGAGCAGAACATAAAGACGTGCATGGTGTTCGGAGCGCCGACGGATGTGTTCACCGCCCTTCTCGCGGAGTTCCAGCGCGTCATCAAAGAGCGTGATGCGGCGATAGCCGATTTGAGGCGCTTGGCGGCCCAGTGCGGCGCTTCGTGCGAGTTGTGCGGTAACTATACTCCATGTCCCGGCAAAAGCTGTACGAGCTACGAGGACGGCGACAGGGGATATCTCAACGGCAGGGAGATCGAATTCCATTGGACGTGCATGGACATAAACTACGGTGACTGTCCTGTTTTGGAGAAAACGCCCTGCCACGAGTGTGCGCGGCAGGACGGAACTAAGAACTGGAAGTACAAAAAGGTGCACCACGATGCCGAATGAACTGGACACCTCGAAGGAATCCCGCTTCCAGATCATGAAAAACGGGAAGTGCCATATGAGCGGCCCGGTTTCAATTCTCTACGACCGGGAGACGCGGAGGCAAATGCGCTCGGCCGGGTACACGATCAAGATCGACGGCAAAGTTTTTAGACAGTGAAAAATAAAGTGGATAGGATGCTGCGAATATGCGCTTCCTATCCACTTTGCCATATCAAGAGCAACGCGCTATTTGGGGATGTTGGTGAGCGGACGTTATTGCTGATTGCACTCCTATTGCAGTTTTCTTGCAATGGGGAATGTTTTTGATAACGACGCAAAGCATTGAAAATACTATGTTTTTGTGGTTTTCTTGTTTTTTTATGCGTTTATATTTTTATTATCCCGTCGGAGGATGGCGGGAAGCATTGAAAATCCAGCAAAACCTTGGCTTTTCAAGGGATTGCTGGATTCCTTTCTGTTTCCTTAAGTAGGCGAAAAACCGCCAAAATTCCGATTCTATTGCAGACACGTTGCAGACTAGATTCTATCGGTGATCGCCCGCAGATCGTCCAGTGACACGTCCTGATAATGCTGCAGCATTTTCGTATCGGTGTGGCCGATCAGTTCCAGCTTGTCCTTGTCTGCACCGTCCACACGCTTGACCAGCGTCGCAAATGTATGCCGGCAGGAGTGCGGGGTGTACGTTCTTCGAGCGGCAAGCTCGTCACCGTCCACAGTAGGGTTTTCAAGCCCGCATTCGTCAAGGACTTCGTAGAACATGACGCGGTATCGGGAATCCCCGATCTGCTTTCCATTTTTGCCGCAGAACACATACTGTTCTGGTCTTTTCCCTTCAATCAGCGCTTCAATGAGTGGCTGAATCTTCGGACTGACCGTTACCGTTCTGTCCTTCCCTGCTTCCGTTTTCGCTCCGCCGACAAACGCCATGGCGTGCGGGTCGTAGTCCTTGACCCTCAGACCCAGCAGCTCCGACGGGCGAAAACCAAGATAGCACTGGCACACAACATAGTCTGCGTACTTGACCTTGCCGACGGCATTCATAAGCGTTTCCAGATAGCTCATCGGGAGGCCGTCCTTTTTTCGTGCCGCTCCGCCAGCCTTGATGAATTGCGCAAGGTTGACCTTTTCCGCGAGAAGCCCTCCAGCGATAGCGTACTGGTACGTCATAGACACAGCCATCTTCGCCATGTTCTTTGTCCCTCTGCCGCCGCCGCTGCCGTCCACGCATCGCTGGAGGTCAAGGATCGTCACCTCCGAGAGGGGTAGGTGCCACAGTCGGCTAAAATGCTTCATGCCCGAGCGGAGGCTCGTTGCGTACCCATCTGCCGGCTTCTTCTCCGCTAGGGCCGCGTCGAACGCCTCCTTAAAGCTGATTTTCGGCGGCGCTGTTTTGGCGGTGCGCAGCTCGCCGAGTGCCTGCACGGCCTCACGCTTGGTCGGATAAGAGCGCGAGCGCGTCCTGCGCTTCATCTTGCCGTCCTCCCGGTAGTAGCCCAGCGTTACGGCCGCGACCCATTTGCCGTTGCGCTTGTACACGGTGCCCTGGCCGTTGCCGCGCTGCTTGACGTGTTGCTTTGGATTTTGTTCCACGCCGCAAAAATTGCAGTATATGCTTCCGTCCGGGATCTCCTTCTGGCATTTTCGGCAAATCATGTTTTCACCTTCTGTAACAAGGCCCCCAGCAGAAACCGGGGGCTGCTTTTATTTTTTCCGCGCCACGGTCACCACGGCGTACACCATGACCGCCACGGCGGCGAACACGATCAAGCCGAGTATCACCGCAAAGACGCTCATCCCGGCCGATTGGAACAGGCCGGCAGTCTTGATCTGGATATCCCACGTCATGTAGCCGATCACCGCGACAAGCAGCAAGGCGCACACCGCCGCGAGAGCATAGATAAGGGGTTGACGCGCGCGAAGCTGGGCGGATAGCATGGCGTTTATATCCTCCAGCCGCCGTATCTCACCGGCCTGCCGCGTGTTCTCTACCTCGAGCTGATGCAGACGGGCGTTGTCCTCGGTGTCAGAACTGGTTGTCTGAAGCCCGGTTATTGCGTCAAGCGACAGATCGAGCGCCTTGCAGCACGCGGCGGCATAAAACAAGTTTGGATTTTTGTTGCGTCCCGTGTTGGTATCGCACACGTTGTTATAGGGGACGCCGGATTTATCGGCCAGGTCTTGCAGGGTGTAGCCCTTTGCCATGCGTCCTTTTCGTATTTCCTCTGGATAGGCGTCAAAATAAGGCTGTAACTCGGTTAGTGCTGACATTTTATCCCTCCAAATGGCAGATTCGGTAAATTTACGAACTTTTCGGGCGTTGATTCGGGAATTCCACGACAAATTCGGGAATCCCAATATGGACTTTTTGCCCGCCATCTGCCACACTGGAAGCACAGCAGATAGGTGGTCACAAACGGTATCTGCTGGCCCCGGCCGAGGTTGCAGCCAAAGCCGGGGCACTTGAAAAAATTGACTATCACATCCTAAAAAAATTTTTTGATTTGTTGCACAGTGCAATTATCGTATTGTTTCCCTCAAAACTACCGTGGTATAATCCAGATAACGTCAAGAGAACAATAGATGAAAGGATTCGAGCGGATGAAAGAAGAAAAAGTGGTTTTTGCGATGTTGGAACGGCTTGACGAAGCGAACAGGGGGAAGCTATTCAGTCTTGCAGTTGCTCTTTTAGCAGATCAGCAAGAGCAGAGCGAAGCTGCTTCTGCCGATCCGGCGTAAGCATAGAGTAGATTTTCATAATATCCTCGGTTCCCGCGCTGGGAGCCGGGGATTTTTCATTTTCTTCGGATAACGGCGCAGACCGGCCAACTATGTCGTCTGCAACTAACTCCATGGGGCTTACGCCGAAATAATCGGCAAGCACAGGGATTACCTTCTTGGATGGCCGTGACTTTCTCGTGTTCCACTTTGAATAAGTCGCATTCGACAGACCTAAATCCCTCGACATTTCGGCGCCGGTTTTCCCGCGCGCCATGAGGAGCGCATTTATTTTGTCAATAGTGTCCAAAACAATAGCACCCGCTTGTGCGAATCGCCAAAACTAACAACCGTTTACATAAAAACAGTTGACGTTTCAGTTTTGGTTAGTTATAATCAGATTACGGCAATAACTAACAGCGACCCCCTTGTTTCAAGCGGCCTTTCTTAGTTTTTATTGGTTATAGGCGAATCAATAATACTAAACAATTAGTCGTTTGTCAAGTTTCGCTTAGTTTCTTGCCCCAAAAATTTCAGTCTGGAGGTGAAAACACTTGAGCTTTAAGTCTGCTCGTGTCGCTGCAGGACTTAGCGTGAAGGACGTTATGGACAACATGGGCGTTTCCGACGCGGCGGTTTATATGTGGGAGACGGGCGAACACAGACCGAAAACAAGCAGATTGCTTGGTCTTGCTGCACTCTACCGATGCACGGTGGAGGAGCTTCTTCGGGATAACCCGAATCCGAAAAAGAGTTAATAGGAGGCAATTATGGCAAACGATTTAAGCATTATGAACATTGGCGGGGTGGACTGCTACGAGCAGGACGGCACCGCGTATCTCAAGCTTGAGGCTGTGGCAAGAGGGCTTGGCTTCACAGACGTAAAGAATGATGTCGAGTACGTCAGGTGGAACACGGTTCGGGGCCATTTAGCCAGTATTGGATTTTCGCAGGAAGTTGCGAAAGACACTTTCATCCCGGAGAACGTCTTCTACCGGCTGGCGATGAAGGCCAAGAACGAGACGGCCGAGCGCTTTCAGGCGAAGGTGGCGGACGAGATCATTCCCAGCATCCGGCGGCACGGGGCTTACATGACGGACAATGCGCTGGAAAAGGCGCTGACCGACCCTGACTTTGGCATCCGGCTTCTGACGGAGCTGAAGGCCGAGAGGGAGAAGCGCAAGGCGCTGGAGGCGGACATGGAAGCGGCGGCTCCCAAGGTTTTGTTCGCCGATGCGGTGAGCGCAAGCCACACGACGATCCTGATCGGGGAGCTGGCGAAGCTTCTGAAGCAGAACGGCGTCGAGATCGGGCAGAACCGGCTTTTCTCGTTCCTTCGGGAAAACGGCTATCTTATCCGGCGCAGCGGCGCAGATTTCAACATGCCGACGCAGCGGAGCATGGATATGGGTCTTTTCCGCGTGAAGGAGCGCACCGTGAGCGAACCGAGCGGAAGCACGCGCATTACGAAAACGACGCTTGTCACCGGCAAGGGACAGCAGTACTTCGTCAATCTGTTCCTGCGGCAGAAAGAGGAGGCTTAAAAATGACGCTTGCCGATATCGCAAAGATGGACAAGCCATGTCTGACCCCGGCGGAGGTCGCGGCGGTACTGCAGTGGGACGCGCAGTATATCCGCGTCACGGCACGGCTGGAACCAAAGGCACTGCCGTGGCCGGTGTACCGCAAGGGTCACCGGACGTACATCCCGCGTCTGCCGTTTCTTGCGACCTACGGGGTAACACAGGAGGAGAAAAATGACGCTTAAAGGAAAGTTAACGCTCGAACAGGCGCAGACCCTGATAGACAGGGACGGAGACCTCGATCTCAGCGGCACGCCGATAACGGCGCTGCCGGACAACCTGACGGTCGGCGGCTC